ACCCAGCGACAAATAATAACGCAATTAAAACGACTGTATTTCATATTGAGAGCGGAGAGTTTGAAACTGAATATTGGGATTTGCCCGAAGTAGATTTAAAAGGTCAGAACCGTTACCAATCAGATGGAAGTGGTATAACTTACATTAGGCGATACGCCCTTGCTGCTCACTTAGGAATTGTTTCTGATGAAGATAACGATGGAGCCGGGCAACAAGTAGCTAAAAAAAACCTTACAAGCGTACAGTTTAATCAATTATTAAAAGGCGATGCGGATACAGCTCGAGCCGCTATCAAGAATTACAATGTAACAAAAGAGCAAATTCAAAAATTAACTAACCAATTTAAAGAACAGTAAAATGACAGAAAAGATTTTCGCAAAAGGGATTAATTTCAAAAAAAGAGCAGGTTCACCAGATTTCGTTATCGGTAACTTAAATATTAAAGTTGACGAAGCTATTGAAACGCTAAAACAAAATGAGAATAACGGCTGGGTTAACTTAGATATTTTAACTAGCAAAGAGGGTAAACCTTACGTTGAGGTTAACACTTGGAAACCAGAAGGCCAAAAGAAAGTACAAGAGGAAACAGGTACAGACTTGCCGTTTTAAATTACAAGGGGGCTATATGTCCCCTTTTTTAATCTATTTTAAATTAAAAATTATGCAAACAGAACAATTAAAATTTAAAAATAAAATTAATTAAGATGGTATATGAATTTAAACCAAATAAAGATGATTTGTATTTTATTATATATACAAGCTATCACGGTACTAAAGAAATATATTTTTTAATTCCAGTAAAATATCAATCTCATTTTATTGGTTATGATGAAAGAGATTTTGTGAATGATTTTTATGCATTATTTAATGTAGAAGTGGCTTTAACTTCAGAAGAACTTGAAAAGGTATGCGATATATACAATATAGATATAGAATGCTTATGGGAGGAAATAAATATGCAACATAGGTACTTATATTATGAAAAACCATATAATGATTTAGAATATATAGATGTAAGAAGCGCCTTAAAAAAAATCAACATATGATAAAGCATACAATTTATGACATTACACAGGATGAACTTGATTTTCTTTATGCTCATGTAGCAAAGCTAAAGACAACTTTGGCCAATCAAGTAAACAAGATAACAATACTAGAATCACAAATACAAACATTACAAAATGATAAAAAAGATAGAAAGTAACGACGCTTACCATAGCGACAAAACTATTTCTGCAAGTGGTCTAAAAACTATTTTTAATAAAAGCGTTTACCACCACATAAACAGAAAAAAATTTAATAAAAAGCCAAGTACTACGTTTGGTAGTGCTGTGCATTCGTACTGCTTAGAAGGCGAATCTCAGTTTTACAAAGAGTTTGCTGTATGGGATAAACCAAAAGGAGGTAGTAAAGCTGTTAAGCAAGAGATAGCTGAAAAACTTATGGATATCGGCTCAAGGGATATTATAACAAGCTCTGAATTTGAAAACATAAAAAAAATATACGAAAACATATTGGCGGATGATAGAATCAAGCCCTACATATTTGGAGAAGTAGAGGCTAGCCATTATAGCGAGATAGATGGCGTACCCATAAAGTGCCGACCCGATTGCATGAACCTATCAGAAGGGTGGATAAGCGATATAAAAACCTGCAGAGATAACAGCCCTAAAAAATTTAAATGGGATATATTGGGGTGGGGGTATCATTTACAAGCCGTTTGTTATTGTAAAATTATGGGCATTCCAGTTGAGAACTTTAGGTTTATAGCCATAGAAAATGTTTATCCATTTAGCGCTGAGCTATATAGTTTAAGTCCCGAAATGATTGAGCAGGGAGAGATGGCTTTTGAGAAAGCTTTAAACGATTGGAAGTTTTATTTAGATACAGGAATTTTAACAAAACACAATACAAAAAACACCTCCGAAGATGGAGGCCTTATAATATGAAAGTAAGATTAGAAGATATAAAACAGGTTATATTAAGGGAAACAGGTTTTAACATAGACACAAAAAATAGACAAAGGCACTTAGTAGATTTAAGAAAAATGTTTTTTTACATTGCTAGAAAACATACCGATTTAAGTTTAAGCAGTATGGGTAAATTTTTAAAGCGCGACCATGCTACAGCTTTACACAATATAAACAGCGCGAAAAACTTAATGCAAATTGAGCCAGAGTTTAGAATTAAATTATTTAAATTAGAAGAACTTGTTTTAATTAAATGCAAGAATGAATACAATAAACAATTTTTAAATAAACCAAGGGTCTTACACCCGGCACTTTTAAGATATGCGAAAGAACCCCTTCGAAAAATACTTATCAAAAGAAGATAGGCTACAGAATACAGTAATGCACTATTTAAAGTTAAAATATCCATTTGCTTTAAGCATCCACGTTCCCAATGAAGGAAAGCGCTCCCCTTTTGAAAGGTATAAGTTTAAATACCTTGGGGGTATGTCTGGAGTGCCAGATGTTTTAGTATTTTCACAAAACGCAAGTAAATGCGGTTTAGCGATTGAATTAAAGGTCGGGTATAATAAACCTACAGAAAACCAAAAAAAGCTCTTAGAAGCTCTTATATTAGCAAATTGGGAGGCTTATTGGGTAAATAACTTAGATGATGCGATTAAACTTATAGATAACTACTTTAAAAATGAAATATAGAAAAGTGTTTTACAACGAGGAACTAAATAAAGTTAGAAGCCGAAATTTTGATTGGGTTTCTGATACAACTTTTGACGATAGCGCTGGTTTTGAATATGTCGGTACGATGACTCCAATAGAATTAGATTTGTTAATTGAAGCCTTGTTTGCTAAGCACCAGTTTAAAGATATAAGTTTAGAGGATTTTGAAAATATGTTTGGTGATGTAAGGACATTTTGTGATATAATAAAAGGAATATTAGATAAATAATTTTATATTTGAAAAGTAGAGTGGTGGCTACAATTAAAATTTCAAAAAAACCCTTTAGGGAAGGCGCCCACCACCGCTGGAACTTTAGGGTTTTATTTTTATGCAAACAGGAATAATAAACAAACCGGAAAAATTTAACAGTTACTTTGTAGTGCCTAGGGAGGTTTTTAGGGATAATTCTTTAAGTACTGGCGCAGTAGGCTTGTTTTGTTTTTTATTATCTCATAGCAGCGATTTTAAAATTACAGTTGAATATTGTATCAATGCTTTTAAGGATGGTAAGGATGCAATTAGAAACCGATTTAAGGAATTAATTGATGCTGGCTATTTAGATAAAGTACAGGTTAGGGATAGTAAAACTAAAAAATTCTTAGGGTATAATTTTACTATTAAATTACCCCAAAGCGGAAAAGCCGGAGACGGAAAAGCCGGAGGCGGAAAACCCGCCATAAAGAATAATAACATTATACATAACATTAAAACATATAAAGAAATAGTAGTTGAGTGCTATAAAAACATAGTTTTATTGTTTGATGAAGAATACAGGCCAAAGACAGAAACGCAAAAAAATAAGTGGCTCGATGTAATTGATGAATTGGATAGGTTAGATGGCGTTAACCCTAGACAAGTGTTTTATATAACAAAAAGAACCTTAGAAGATGAGTTTTGGTCTGAGAACTTTAGAAGCCCTTTAAAGCTAAGGCGTAAAAATAAAGATGGTATTAAATGGATAGTAGTATTTAAAAACAAATATGCAAAAGACATGAAGGTATGATTAAGCACGAAAAAAGAATAAAGCAGGTTTTAAATTTTAAAGGCGTTGGGAATCAAAAAATACACCCTTCAGATATTGATGCAATTTTAGAATTTGACAACAAGTACTTAATTATTTTTGAAGTTAAACTAAAAGGAGTTCAAGTCCCGTATGGTCAAAAATTATTATTTGAAAGAATAGCGGACTGCTGGCAGAAAACAAATGGGGAGGCTTTTATTGTTTATTGTGAACATCAAACTAATACAAGTGAAATCGTAAATATGGCCAACACAACCGTAAAGAAAGTTTACAATAACAAAAAAAACTTTGCCAGAAATCAAAATATTAGAGAATTTTTAATGACATTAGCAAAACATTACAATATTAAAAAACTAAATGAAGCATTATGACAGAACAATTTCAAGAACTAGGAATTTATCCGAAGGGTAATTACGAAGAGCAAAAAGTTAAATGCCCGGAGTGTAGCCATAAAAGAAAAAACAAAGGCGATAAGAGTTTAAGTATTAACCTTTCTAAAGGTTTATATAATTGCCATCATTGCGGCTGGCAAGGTAATGTAAAGATTAAGCAGAAAAAGGAATATACTAAGCCAGTATTACACCAGACAGATTTAGACAGTAAGATAATAGAATGGTTTAATGGCCGAGGTATCACTTTACCTTCACTTGTGCATTATGGAATAACGCAAAGCGTGGAATATTTTCCTCAATCACAAAAAAACAGTAATTGCATTAACTTTAATTACTACCGGGATAAGGAGCTTGTGAATGTAAAATATAGAGATGCAAAGAAAAATTTTAAATTAGTGGGGGGTGCTGAACTTATTTTTTATGGACTAGATAATATAAAAGAAAGTGAGCGGTGTTACATAGTTGAAGGCGAAATAGACGCGCTTAGTTTTCATGAAGCTGGGCTTTTTAGCGTTTGTAGTGTACCCAATGGAGCCAGTAAGGGAAACCAAAAGCTAGATTACTTAGATAATTGCTGGGAGTATTTTGTAAATAAAAAAGAAATTATTTTATGTACAGATAACGATGCTGCCGGTTTAAGTTTAAGAAGCGAGCTTGCAAGGCGATTAGGAAAATACAGATGTAAGTATGTGGACTTTAAAGAGTATAAAGACGCAAACGAAATACTTGTAGAGCAAGGTTCTAAAGCTTTGCAAGATTATATAAAAACAGCTAAAAGCTTCCCCTTGGAGGGAGTTTTAAATATTAGCGATATTTGGGAAAATGTTTTAAACTATAATGAAAATGGAATCAAAAATTATTCTTTTGGTCTTGGAGATAGTGCAGATTATTTTAATATTAGCCTTGGTGAGTGGACTGTTGTTACTGGGATACCAAACAGCGGTAAGTCTGATGTGGTTGACCAAATTAGCGCAAACCTTGCTTTAACTAAGGGTTTTAAAACCGCTTTCTTTGCTCCAGAATCTTTTCCCTATGAAGGGCATATAAAAAGAATTGCTAATAAATTGAACGAAAAAGATTGCGATACAAATACACTAAATAATACAAAGGATTTTATAGAAGAACATTTTCATTTTATAAAAATTAACCTTGATAACCTTACGTTAAAAAACATACTAGAAAACTTTAGACAATTAGTTTTTCAAAAAGGAGTTAATATTTGTGTTATTGACCCTTGGAATATGTTAGACCATAGCGAGCAGCGCGACCATAGTTATATAGGGCGTATGCTTTCAGAAATTACACAATTTTGCCAGCAAACAAATACTCATTTATTTTTAGTGGCGCACCCTAGAAAGATGGAAAGCGAGAACGGTATTTATAAAGTACCTACGCCTTATTCAATAAGTGGCTCAGCTGATTTCTTTAATAAAGCTTATAACTGTATGACTGTTTATAGAAAGTTAAACGAAAAAACAGAATACGACAGCGATATTGTAGAAGTGCATATACAAAAAGTAAAGCGTAAAGAGAATGGAAGCCAAGGCTCATTTGAGATAGCACCGGACTTTAAAAATGGAGGGGGGGCATATAAAGGCATAAATATAAAAAGGCATTTACAGAACGTTACAAAAGAAATACAAAAGATACAAGTACCATTTTAAAACAAAACAATGATTACAACAAACCCAGAACACTATAAAGCTATGGCATGGTGTCATAAAAAAAGAATTACAGTTTACCCTAAGCTTAGAGGAAGTAAGTATATCCTAGTACACACGAGGGATGGCGTAGCATATACGAGCGGTAAAGAGTATAATGTAAAAGATTACCAGCAAGTTATTTGGGATTATTATCTATATTTGTTTAAACAATATAAAAATGTTTCAAGTTGAATTTTTCCCGATTTATGGTATTATTGCAGGTATTAATTACAGTAATGAAGATATAGAAATGCTTGATGTTGTCGCTGACGACAAAAGGCACACCCTACAACTTTTCTTTTTTATAGCAGGTGTTAACATTCACTTTTTCACGAGCAAATGATAAAAAAAGTAAACATAGCGGCTATCAAGCCAAATGAAGAAAACCCGCGTTTTATTACTGATAGTAAATTTAAAAAGCTGGTTAAGTCAATAAAACAGTTCCCAGAGATGCTAGAAACCCGACCTTTGGTAGTTGATGAAAATATGGTAGTATTGGGGGGGAATATGCGTTTAAAAGCCCTTAAAAGTTCTGGCGTGTTTGAGGTTCCTATATACCAAGTATTTGGGTGGAGCGAAAAACAAAAGCAAGAGTTTATAATAAAAGATAATGTAGGTTTTGGCCAATGGGATTGGGATATAGTTGCTAATTCTTATGATGCTGAAATAGTAAAAGAATGGGGTTTAGATTTACCTTTGTTTGATGCGGATATTTCAAACACTAACGATTATTCCGATTTAGATGTTGAATCAAAACTTGAAAAATTTTTAGATGCTAAAATAAAAAA